GCTACTTACACTCTCCATTTTTTCTAATGCTGATAGCTGCTTTTTTGATATTTGTGATGATGGATGCGGCATCAGTCCTGCACGTTTGAAAACTTTAAATGATACTGGAACCATTTTCAGTACACAGGAAAAAACAGAATGTACAGAACATGGATTGGGAATTAAAATTGTACAGCAAATTATCAATTTGCATAAAGGAAAACTATATTTTAGTAATCTTGAACCACATGGACTAAGTGTAAAGATTGAAATTCCGTTTATAGTGTGATGATTTCTTCTTTAATACGTGGGACTTGCAACCTTTTTAATCAAAGATATAAAACGGCAAGATTCAGATTTTTATTTCTAAATCTCGCCGTTTTATATTGTAACTGTTTCCTTTTGAAAAAATAAAAAACTATGCTGTACACTACATATATTGGACAATAATGTTCTATTTTTGTACGTATCTCATCCACCTGCTCTGTGAACCTTAACTTTTACTCCCAGCGCCTACAATACCCGATCCCGTTGTGGCAATTTCATTTGCCGACTGTGGCGATTTCTATTGTTTAGTTTTGATGAAGTCGTTCTATAATACTTGTTTTTGCAATCTTTTGATATATGATTGCCGGAATAATAACCGTTAGCGCAATCAAAAATGGATAGATAACAAACATAGGGAAAATAACAAATTTATAAGTGAAAAACCAAATGCTATTTGAAATTGCTCTTACAATGATAACCGATACCAGAGAACCAAATACGATTGACGCAACAACAGTTCCCGCAGCATAGTATAAGCCCTCAAATGACAGCATTTTCTTTAGCTGTTTTCCTGTCATACCAATACTTTGAAGCATAGCAAGTTCTTTTCTTCGTGTAATAATACTGGTAAGAACAGAGTTTACAAAATTTGTAATTCCTATTAAGCCAATGATAATACTTAACGCTCCCCCTATGGTAATAATCAGAGAAGTTAAATCATTAAAGGAATTGATATACGTTTGTTTAGAGTCGTAATTCATACTCGATTCAATATTCTCAACATAGCTGCTTAAAAATTTCTCCATATCAGCTTCCATACCGGCAACTACATTGAATGGGAAACTAACCAAATGAGGTTGCTCGCAAAGAGGTAAGAAAACATCCGTCGGCATATAAAACTTTTCAAATCCGGTACTTCTTATCGTATCGGTGTTTTCATTGATTAGTACCTTTGCCATAACCTTGCAGTCAAAACTATTATCTATATTACTGGAAAGTCCGTCCATTTGCACATGATTAAAGTGAAGTATATCGCCAACATGAATATTAGAGTCATCAATAATGTTTCCATTGTCATCAGCCGTCAGTGCATACAGTACATAGTTCCCGGATTTTAATGCTTCCCAATCAATCGTTCCCTCTATAACTTCCATTGAGTTCAGTAAAAAATCATCTGCTCCATATAATTGAACCAAAGGATTGCCCTCGGCGTCTTTGTTATAATTTGAGGTAACTCCATTCTCGACAGAAAATGCTTCTTCTAAAATCTTTGTAGTATATAACTCGCCACCCTCATCAAATGCCGGATTTTGTTTAACTGCTTCAATAAAAGAAGTGGAAAGATCATTTTTGCTGTCGCTATTCCCAAACTTAAAATTGAAGTAATCCGCGGTAGAGATGATGAAATCCTTGTTTACAAATTTTTCTACATATTTTTCCACATCAAAGCCGCTTGCAAGTGTGAATACAGAGTTAAACAATACCAAACTCAAAGTCATAGAAATAATAACCAAAATTGTACGTTTCTTGTTCCGACCAAGATTTGATAATGCCATTCGATAAATTTTTGCTCCATGTATAGACTTTTTATCAGACGCCTTTTTGCCTCGAAATGTTGTTGTGTCATTTTCAGTATAGCGGATTGCTTCAATAGGCGATACTGAACCTGCTATTTGGGCAGGCTTATTTACACTAATAATCACTGTAACAAGTGCAAATAAGGCAGCCCCGATAAAAATAACTGGGTTGGCAGTTACTTTTACTCCTGCGTCCGGAGCATAAACTGTGCCGTTCATTAAAAATGGTACTAATGCTCGTCCAACAAAGAAACCAATTAACAAGCCGAACGGAATACCTATAAAAGAAAGCAACATAGCCTGTTTGCTGATAAGTTTTTTTATTTGTCGTTTTGTTGTGCCTAAAGTTTTAAGCTGTCCGTAGGATTGAATGTCTTGAATGACAGAGATTTGGAAAATATTATAGATAATCAAATACCCTGTTATCATAATTAAAAGTATGCCAACAATCCCCGAAATCAATAAAGCTGGATTTTCTAAAAAGTTACTGCCTTGATATGCAGGGCTAACACGCGCAATCACATAATCGTCATCTGATGGACTTCCACCCAAAGTATCACATGTATAGCCTGTTTCAGCAAGAAGTTGATGTAATTTTGGTTCGATAGCTCCGTTTCCATGAAACATAACATAAGCCGCTACCACGCCGGAATAGTCATTATCTTCGGGGTAGGTGTATGTTAAAAGTTCAG